ATTCCTCCTAAGCCTTTTAAATCTTGGAGTCTTAATAATTCTACATATTCCTGGGAATCGCCAGTGCCTTACCCAGACGACGATGGTCTGTACGACTGGAATGAAGAAACTGCTTCTTGGGAAGCCGTACCACTACCTGCAGAGTAATATCTTAATGGTATAGACGCAAAGCTTTCTAAATTTGTTAAAATAAACATGTTACAATAATATTATGCCTATCGTAACTATTGAAGAACTTAAAGAGCAGTTTGTTCCAGGTAAGAAACTAACCTCTGAATATTTTCAGAATCTTGTAGACACTCTTGCCGATGACCGTGCAGCCATTCACATTGGCTCAAACGGACCAATGGATCCAGAGTCAACCCCTATTTGGTATAACGGATTTAACAAAACACTTTCTGTTTATAACGGAGTGGAGTGGGTTGTTGTGGTAAAAGAGCCAAAATACAACCTTCCACAAGAAGATGGTCAGCCAGGCCAGGTGCTCAGCACCGATGGTAACGGAAACGTTACATGGATTTCTATTTAATTATAGATAATCTTTTAAAAAACCTTTTATAATAGGAGAACTATGGCAATTCAAGATATTGATTATATTAAAACGCGGTTTGAATCTGGAGACCGTCCAGGCAGCCAAGACTATATCGATCTCATTGAGACACTATCTGCAAAGGCTACAGATCTAGGGTCTGCGGGTAATAATGAGTTAGAAGTATCTGGCATTGAAAATGCAACGGTAATTGACGAAGTTCCCCTCGATGAATGGAGAATGGTCAAGTACATTGTTTCAATTTCTAAAAAGACTGGTGGTGCAAATAAATTTTATGCCACCGAATTCAGCATTCTTATCGACCTTAACGATGTTAATGTCGCTGAGTATGGAAGCATAGACAATGATGGGGATATTGGAACTATCACTGTAACTGCCGCTGGAGGGAACCTGCAACTGCTGGTTACCCCAAACCCTGCCGTTATTCCTATTACTGCAAGATTTGCACGTATGGGTCTAAAGGCTTAACTAACAACAAAGAAGGAAGTGAATTAAGTAAATGGCTACAATCGCTAAAAACTTTAGAGTAAAAAACGGGTTAGTCGTTGAGGGTACAGTCGCTACAGTAAACGGTAACGACATCCTTACAAACTCAACCGAAGACCAAGATTACATCACATCTCTCGTAGGTGGATCTGGTGAATCAGACAATGTCGCAGATACTCTCGTACTAAGAGATGCAAACGGTGACTTTGCCGCTAACGAGATTACAGCTGCATCAGTTGTACTTGGTGGCTCAGACCTAGCAACAACCTTGTCAGATAATGATACTGCCGCTCAGGGGTATGCAAACGATGCAGAGACTGGTGCTGTTGCTACCGCCGCTGCAGATGCTACATCTAAGGCAAACGCTGCACAGTCAGCTGCCGAGGCAACAGCTGCTTCAGATGCTACAACCAAAGCAGACGCTGCTCAGTCAGCTGCTGAAGCTACAGCCGCTGCAGATGCAACCTCAAAGGCTAACGCTGCATTGGCAAGTGCTCAGACATACGCCGATACTGCAGAAGCAGATGCTATCTCATCTGCAAACTCCTACACCGATGGCCGCGAGACCGCGATCACCACAGCTTACGAGGCATACGCCGACCAGGCTGAGACAGACGCTGTTTCTACAGCAGCTGCAGATGCAACATCTAAGGCTAACACCGCAGAGTCCAACGCTAACAGCTACACCGACTCTGAGATTTCTGCCCTTATTGGTGGTGCTCCAGAGCTACTTAACACCCTAGACGAGATCGCTGCTGCTATCGCTGATGATGATAACTTCTCCACAACAGTAGTTAGCGACATCGCTCAGGGTCTGACAGATGCAAAGGCATACACAGATACTCGTGAAACAGCTATTACCACTGCTTACCAGAGCTACGCTGACACAGCTGAGGCAGATGCAATTTCTACTGCTGCAGCTGACGCTACAGCTAAAGCAGATGCCGCTCAGTCAGCTGCCGAAGCCACAGCCGCATCTGATGCAACAAGCAAGGCAAACGCAGCTCAGTCAGCTGCTGAAGCAACTGCTGCTGCAGACGCTACAACTAAGGCAAACACCGCAGAGAGCAATGCAAACACCTACACTGATGGCGAAATCACAACGGTAAACGGAACAATCGATGCTCTAACTACAGATGATATTGCTGAAGGTACAAACGAGTACTACACAACAACTCGTGCAAAGACTGATGCTGCTGCTCTTCTTGTTGGTGCTACCAAAACCAACATCGAGATTACTGGTGACGAGAACGGTCTTACCATTACAGCCGAGAATGGTGTTGCTGACTCAACGACTGACGATTTAGCTGAAGGTTCTAACCTTTACTTCACAGATCAGCGTGCAGTAGATGCTCTTGAGGCAGTTACCCCAGTATTCACCGAGGTAGACGTAAACAGCATTGCTCTAAATGTAGCTTCCACAGTTGATGTAGCTACGCAGAACACTACTGGAACAGTTTACTCCTTCGACAGTGCAACTTACACATCAGCTAAGTTTGTTGTCAAGGCAGATACTGGGTCACACACCGAGGTAACAGAAGTACTTCTAACTCTTGATAGCTCTAGCAACATTGCAATCACAGAGTACGCCCTGGTAAACACTGGAGGCTCTTTGATGGAGGTTTCTGCTACAATGAGCGGTACTGATGTACAACTACAGGCAACTGTAGTAAACGATGCAACAACAGTTTCCGCAACTGGAACACTGATTGTATAAGGAATAACAAAGGATAGGATGGGGCAATGGCAACAGTAGACAAAGACTTTAGAGTCAAGCACGGATTACAGGTAACTGGCAACGCAACCGTTGGTGGTACCGTGGCAATCGCTGACCCAACACATGATACTCATGCTGTTACAAAGTCATACTTGGATACTGCTCTTTCAGAAGTACCAAGCACAGTTGTGCAAGCTACTGCCCCATCCGAACCTTCCAACGGAGCCTTTTGGCTCGACACTAGCATTTCTAGACTTAAGGTCTATTCTGGTGGAACATGGCTAACATTGGCTACCGCAGAAGAGGCACTAGATATGCCAGACCACATCCACGATATGACTATCGATGGAGATGGAAGACTCGACACCGTTTTCTATGAAAGCGGACAGTACGATGACCCACAAATTATGACAATCGATGGTGGAAGCCCCTCATCAACAACTTGGGATGTAATTCTCGACGGTGGATCCGTCTAAAAAACACTGCTATAATAAAACTAGGAGATTAAACTATGGCAACCAGAATGATTCAGCGCAGGGGAACTGCTGCAGAATGGACCTCAGCAAACCCAGTGCTCGCCGCTGGTGAGATCGGCTTTGAGACCGATACACAAAAGTTTAAGTTTGGTGATGGAACTACTGCTTGGGCAGACATTACATACTTTGCTAGTGCAGATCAGCTTATTGACGGCGCCCCCGAACTCCTCGATACACTTAATGAAATTGCCGCTGCTATTGGCGATGATGAAGATTTTTTCAATACCATCAATGACAAGATTGAAGGAAAAGCAAACCTAACAATTGCAGACTCCGTACCCACCAACGGTCCAGATGGCACAGAAAATTTGCAAGAGGGCGACCTTTGGTATGATAGATCAAATGGTCACATTTACGTATACTACCATGTAGACACAGAAAATGATATTTATGTCTGGGTAGAGGCCGGAGGCTCTGACGCCTACGCTGATGCAAGCCTGGGAACAAACAACCACGACTTCCCAACGAGCCCATCAGACAACGATACCCACAAAGGATTTATTTATAATTCAAATAGGACAGCTTGGCAGCTAGACAGGTCTTACAACCTAGACGACGCCTCTGACGTTGTAATTACTTCTGTTTCTGATGGTGATGTTCTTTCATACAACGACACCGCATCTGAGTGGATTAACCTTCCAGGCATTCCCCTAGATGAAAACCTAGACATTCCTCTTTCATACATGACACAAATGGGCGATGATGTAGACGACAAGATTGCAGGATTTGGAACGACTACCGTTCAGACAGAAGCAGAATGGACTGCCGATACTACTGTACCAGATCTTGGATCTCTAAATATCTCTACTGGAGATTCCATTAGAGCAAAAATCGGTGATGGTTCAAGTGTTTTTGACGATCTAGAATATGTTCCAAACAATTCTTATGTCGCAGCACAAATTACTACAGCGCTTTCTACATATGCAACAAAGGCTGACCCAACATTCAGCGGCACAGTTTCTCTTCCTTCCACAACCTCTATTGGTGATGTAAGCAATGCAGAGATTGCGCACCTAGATGGCGTTACCTCGGGAATCCAGGGGCAGCTTGATGACCTAGACACACTAAAGGCACCAATTGCTGACCCGACATTCACTGGCACAGTTTCTGGTGTTACAGCTTCCATGGTTGGACTTGGAAACGTTGACAACACCGCAGATGCAGACAAGCCAGTTTCTACAGCTACTCAGACAGCTCTAGACCTTAAGGCTAACCTTTCTGGTGCTACATTCGGCGGCAGCGTTGTAATTGAAGGAGACCTAACAGTCTCTGGTGCAACAACCACCGTATACGCTTCAGACCTTTCTGTACGCGACAACATGATTTACCTAAACCAGGGTGGATACTTTACAGTAACCGCAGCTACTGGTGATGGAGCAAATGTTACATATACAACTGATGCAGATCACGCTGCTACCGTTGGTGAGTACATCACAGTAACTGGTGCAGATCCTGCTACCTTCGATATCTCTGGAGAAGGCTCTGAAATTACAGCTGTAACAGCAAACACTATTACAGTTGCAAGCTCAGTTACTGACACCTTTGTATCTGGCGGATCACTACGAGTCAAGAGCCACGCTAACCCAGACCTTGGTTGGTCAGCTGGTCGATACGATGTCGTAAATGGTTCTGGATATGGGCACGCAGGTATCTTCCGCGATGCAACCGATGGTGTGTTCAAGATTTATGATGGATATGTTCCAGAGCCAGACGAGTCTGTGTTCATCGACACAACAGATGCATCTTTTGCACTTGCTCCAGTAGCAGTAGGAAAGGTTGTATTCCCTGACGGTACAGAGCAGACAGCTGCTGCTGTTCCATCTCTTACAACCTTTACAGAGAAAGCTGCAGACTACCAGCTAGATACACTTGATCACAAGGACAACATTGTTGAGATGAACATGTCAACAGCTGGAACCTTCACGGTACCGCTAGACGCAACATTGACTTGGCCAGTAGGTGCATCTATGGACATCTTTGCTACAGGAACTGGTGAAATCACCATTGCTGGAGAAGCAGGGGTAACGCTTAACGCTACCCCAGGTCTAACTCTGAGGACTCAGTGGTCATCAGCTACCATCATGAAGCGTGGAGCTAACAACTGGGTTGTCTACGGAGACCTAAAGGCTTAATAGGGATATAGGAGAATAAGATGGCTAGAAAAGAAGCGGGTGGAAGGTCCTCTCAACAGAATGACTTTCTGGAGCCCAAGAAACCTATTATTGACTCAGTTGTAAATACTGGTACAGATATTCCGTTTAATAACGGTCAAGCTGTTGTTACAATCAGTTTGCCTGCAGGATCTCCCGAAGCAACTTCGTTTGACATTACCGCCTCCCCCGACGGTGGCGGAACAGACGTAACAGCATCCGGCAGCTCCAGCCCTGTAACAGTAAACGGACTACTTTCGGACCAGGCTTACACCTTTACCACAACTGCAACAAACGCTGCCGGAACATCTCCTGCTTCAGATGCTTCCGCATCTGTTACAATCACTACCGTGCCAGCAACACCTGCCGCACCAAGCGCTACGGCTGAAGTTAACAACGACGCTGTTTCTTGGGCCGCTCCCGCCACTGGTGGTAGTGAAATTACTAATTACAACTGGGAGTCTGACGACAGCAAGTCTGGGGATACGACAGGGTTATCAGTAGACGTTACGCAGGAGGCTAACACTTCTCAGTCCTACAGGGTTAGGGCAGAAAACGCTAATGGATATAGCGAATTCTCTCCATATTCGAGCAGTGTTACTACCGTAGCCCCATTCTTTCCATTCTTTCCACACTTCCCACCACACTTCCCACCGCATTTCCCACCTCACTTCCCACCACACTTCCCACCGCATTTCCCACCACATTTTCCACCTCACTTCCCACCATGGTTCCCTTTCTTCCCAAGGTTCCCTAGATTCTCTTATCGACACGGATTTGGAGAAAATCTAAATCCAGAAGATAACGAATAGGTAAAAACAAAAGACCCACCCTAACCGGTGGGTCTTTTGTTTGTGATATAATGATTCTATGGGTATGAATATTGAAGACAACACGTGGCTAACTAAGGACAGAGCTGAAACATCTGTCACCAGAATGCCAGAAAAAAATATTGGCAATGGGGTAGTGGTTCAGAATCCTGCATTAGGCATTAATGTTTATAAAAACGTTTTTGATCGCACTACCTCTGAACAGATTATCAAAACTCTAGAGAACAATCTATCTGGAGATTCTCCGTATAGCTGGGAAGGCGCACTGGTCACAGAGGGTCATGAACAAATGCTTGACGCAAGAAATTGCGTAGATTTTAAGATTGGTCAGAATTGCCTGGGGCCAGTAAACGAACACAACAAAGATCTTTATGAGATTCATAAGAAATCTTTTGATGCTATTTTCCCATGCGTAGAAGACTATGGACACTATTGGGGCGTAGTAATGAGATACTACGAGGTTTTTAATTTTGTAAAATATGAGGGTAACGGAAAGCACTTTGCTGTTCACGCAGATCATGGGCCAGCATATGTAACAACAGTCTCAGCTGTAGCCTATTTAAATGATAATTACGTTGGTGGAGAATTAATTTTCCCAAGGTTTAATTTAACAATTAAGCCAGAGGCCGGAGACTTGGTTGTGTTTCCCTCCACATTTATATATGAGCATTCAGCAGAGCCCATCGTTGAGGGAGACAAATACTCTATTGTGGTGATGACCGACTACAACGATCGAGGTGGACAGAAGTATTTTGACTACACGCAGGCAGAAGATAAGCTAATTTATTAGGAGTGGACATGAAAGAAACTATTGAGAGTCATGAAAAAAGATTGCAGGAGTGGTATGAGATAACAGAGCAAACCTGGACTNATGTTTCAGATCTTGGAAATGGAATTTTGGTTTATCACAATGTTCTTAAGCCAAGTCTTAATATCATTGATAGGCTAGAAGAGGTTGTATCAAATCCAGAAAACCCATATAGCTATGCTGAAGCTATGGTTGGGTACGGAATGAAAATGCCAGAGTATCGAGATTGTCTAGACTTGAAGTTTAAAAAAACAGATATTCAAGACGATGAGTCCCCCGCGTCACTAAAACTACAGTCTTTGTGGGAAGATGTACATTTTGCTAAACTGCAGGCAGTTAAAGACTACACAAAAAGGTTTAATGTTGGTGAGCTTAGATACTGGGAAGCGTTAAACTTTGTAAAATATGGACCTGGACAGCACTTCCAGGAACACACAGACCATGGATTTTCTTATAACTGTGTTGTGTCTTTAGTTGGATACGTGAATGATGATTATGATGGTGGTGAGATATTTTTTAGAGCACAGGGTTTAAAGATTAAGCCAAAGGCTGGAGATCTTTTTGTTTTTCCTTCTAACTTTATGTATCCTCACAGAGCCATGCCAGTACATGGTGGCACCAAGTACTCTATTGTAACAATGCTAGATTATTCAAAAAAGTATCACGATCAAAGCTTTTATGAAGAAAGCGGAGAGTAGCTGTTGTCAAAAGTTAACGTTTATACTGGAGGAGAGTATGCAAAATTAGACCAGCTCCCCTTGCAAAGAGACTGGATGGACATCACCTTTGATAGACACGCCTATCAGTGCTTTCCTGTTTCTTTGTCTAACAGGATTGGATGGGGGGTTTCTTACCCAGAAGACATTGCTTTTGTTTGGGACGGGGTCAATGACAGCACAGCAGATCATGTTAAGATTTTATCTGGAGAAAAGTATTTGCATACTGGTAGAGGTAATCGCACTATCAGCTTTAACACAGACCTAACCTTTTACCTAGAAAGTGGAGAAGACTGGTCTATATTGACAATGCCAGCACCCAATTACTTTATTCGTGGAGCGCAGTGTATTACCACAGTTATTAGCCCTACAGCTTTGCAGGGAGAGATTCCAATAGCCTGGATGATTACAGAGCCAAACGTTGAAATTACTATTCCTGCTGGCACACCGATTGCTTCTTTAGTTCCAATTTCCCTTTCTGAAATACAGAATTATCCTGTTTCTGTTAAAAACGGCAAGCCTCCTTACGAAGACGATAGCTGGAACGAAAAAATGAGGGCACGCGGAGACAAGAGTCAAGAGTTAAATATGTCTGGAAAGTGGACACATTTTTATAGAGATGCTGTAGACCACTTAGGAAACGCTATGGGCGGACATGAAGCCAAAAAAATAGTAATGAAGGTAGATTATGAGTTCGAACAAGATTAAGTTTATTGCCGACTCTTATGCGGTGGATCCCAAAGACAATGCAACAGATCCAGGGCCAATTGTAAAGACTATCCCTGAGTGGTATAAGCAAGCAGATAGGTACTATAAAGATCCTTCTGGTGAAAACTATAAAGACCAGGATGGCAACAATATCCACAGCTGGAAGTCTTGCCCAGTAGTGTATGACGGCATGGGGACTGGATATGCCTTTAAGACACCCTGCGACTTAGTTTTTACTAGAGATGACAAAGGTATCCCTCACGTACAGATTGCAGATGAAAGATTCCCAAACTTTGTACAGGAAAGACCTCCGATGCCAGGCTTCCGCGTCCCCTGGGGCTATGATCAATTTCATTTTGCGTGGTATGGAGAGTGGGCGGTAGAGTTGCCAAAGGGCTATAGCGCACTTTACATACAGCCTATGAACAGGTATGAGCTACCTTTTGAAACAACTAGTGGAATTATTGATAGTGATACCGTCAATTTGTTTGGCACGGTTCCATTTTTTATTGCTAAAGATTTTTCTGGGGTATTGCCCAAAGGCACACCATTTTTGCAAATAGTCCCATTTAAAAGAGAAAACTGGAAGTCCTCTTACGAGTACCCAGATCATATGAAAATTTATAATGACAATATGGCCAATATTGAAAAATATCGCACCCCTAAAGGTGGCGTATATCTTAATAGTGTTTGGGAAAGAAGAAAGTACGAATAGGCTCTGTGGTAATATAGTAATATGAACAAAAAGTATAACATTAATCCAAATGATGGCAAAGAGCTGTTTGAGCATGAGTTTTACCAAGGGGCAGACCCCAAGTCTATTACCCCCTCTGGGTATTTTGGATCGTCAAAAGATAATATTGTAGAGGTAGAAAACTTTTTAACTCCATCAGAGATTATATACTTGTCAAACTTTATGAAGAGTAATAAAAGCTGGGACTATACGGAAAGCCGTTGGGATGAAGACGGCACAATGATATACGATGCATCATATTGGGAAAATCGTGTAGCCACCTGGAACACCCTTGAAAAAGCAAATCCAGACGTCCTGATGGTTATTGCAAATGCAATATTAAGAATGAAGCCTGTAGTTGAAAAATTTTTTAATGTAACTGCTTTCCCGACTAAGCCTGCTCTTGTAAGGTGGACTCCTGGTACTTTTCAGATTCCCCACGCAGATAAAGAGCTGCACGTAGGTGATGATGCTGGAAAACCTAACGCCTTCCCCTGGTACGATTTAGCAGGATTGTTTTATCTTAATGATGAGTATGAGGGAGGAGAGCTGTTCTTCCCAAATCAAGGTGTTCAGTTTAAGCCAAAGGTTGGCGCCGCTTACTTCTTCCCAGGAGACATGAACTATATTCATGGAATCACAGAGATCACCTCTGGAGAAAGATACACCGTTCCATTTTTCTGGACAATAACAAAGCTAGGAGAGTTTGATGCCAAGTATAGTTAGGGGTGGAGATGGCTGGGGTCAGAATGCTGTATCTCCAGATGTCCTAGACAAAGTTGAGTTTAAAGAGTTTTATCCCAAAATTCATATTTACAAAAACCTTTTGCCAAGTGCAGACAGGCTGGTAGAGATTTTAAAAGAGTCTGGACAAGACAGGGCAGCCTCATATTACTTCAACATGTGGGATAAGTGGCACGTGTTTGGTGAAACTATTGGCGGAGTTAATTTTAATCCGATTTACCCAGAGCTAGTTGACGAAGAAAAGAAGGCTGCAGAAGAGGTTATCGTAAGAGAAATAGAAGCTGCCTTTGCAAAAGCTACTCAACACTACATGCGTCATTATGGAGTTGTCAAGGGCGACGACTGGACTACAATGGGGCCATCGATTTGTAAGTACGATTCAGAACTGGAGCACTGCGGAATTGATTACTTAAGTATGAAATACCACACAGATTATGATTACATTCGGGGAGATGAGCCAGGAGATAAGTTTGCAATCACTTGTACAATGTATCTTAATGATAGCTATGAGGGTGGAGAGATGTGGTTTGCTTTAGGGCATCAGCAAGATTCTTTTGGAGAGGAGCCACTGCCTGACGAAGATATTAACATCTACAAGCCAGCTGCTGGCGATATTTTAGTGTTTCCCTCGGGGCACCCAGATGTTCTCTCAGAAGACAGCACATACTTTCATGGTGTAAGTAGAACGTGGAAGTCTGAAGAAAAGACAGACAACAAGTATTTTATCCGCTCATATTACTTAATCCCATTTGAGGGCACACCAGAGTGGCTAGAGGGCCAAGAGAAGTACGGAGAAGACGCCTGGGAGCGTATGGAGACCGAAAGAATCAAGGCCCGTGTAAAGACACACCAAGAGTTGCAGATTTTAAAGACAAGGACTGCCGCTAGCGATAAAGAGTGTGGAATGTACTGATGGATAGCAAAATTGAATTTTACGATATTCCTGGAGCCCCCTTGGCTAGGGTGTATACAAATCTTTTGCCCAACGTTTCAAAGCTTATGGATCTTTTAAAAGACTCAGAAAAAAATCCAGGTAAATATTCTAGGTTTAAGGATTGGCAAGTTTGGAACGATCTTGGCACAATGGTTCCAGCTGGGATCCCTCCGGAATTTTCTTTACTAGATGCCTATGGCGACGGAAAAGATTTTTTTGCAAAAACTGAAAAAAACCTGGAAACAGAGCTTCTTTTTGAGGTTTATAAAGCATACTATTTAAGTGTAGAGCATTATATGCAAGATAAAAACATTCCAAAAAACATAAAGACTCATCCAGACGGACCATCTTTTTATAAGTACGATCACACCTTGCCAGCACCAACACCTAATACCCCAGAGTATAACATGAACTATCATACAGATTTTGCATTTTCTTTAAAAAACAATCCAGGGAAAAAGTCTATAGTCACTTGCACAATGTACTTAAACGATGACTATGATGGAGGAGAGATGGTCTTTAATTTAGAGCCAAGACTTTCTAGGCCCTACTACAAAAGGTCGGAACAGTTTTCTGAAGACGAGACTTATATTTCCGGTAGAGTTGTTTACAGGCCAAAAGCTGGGGATGTTGTTGTTTTCCCTTCAGGCAATCCAGACTACCTATCTGATGATGGTTTTTATTTTCACTGTGTAAATAGGGTAACTAATGGAGATAAATATTTCTTAAGCATCTTTAATTCTTACATTTATGAAGGATCAAAAGAATATCAGGAAGGCTTAGAAGAGTATGGAGAAGAGCTATGGACTTGGCTAGAAAAAAAACGGACCTATAATGCAGGATTCAAGAAGAAGGCGGTATCACTAGATGACCCAGGCAGAGAACTCCCAAGTACCTAAGCTTGACCCAGCATCTTTTATCTTTTTTAAAGATGAGCAAATTCTAGATGGGAAAGGTCAGCTAGGAGTTGATCGCAACAGGATTGTAGAAGTGCCCAGCTTCGTTTCAGAAGAGATGGCCACTAGAATGGTTGACTATTTCAAAGAGGAAGACAGGTGGGGAGAGACTGCGTTTAATGGATCTCACGGTGCACCAGTTCAAGCTGGGCTAGTTAGCCCTAGCCAGTTTGGTTTGGCAGATACTGTATTCATGGACGTTAACTCAAAGCTAGAGGAAGCTGTTACCGCAGTATACGGTAAGACAGTTACTCCATCATCAATCCATGCACAAAAGTGGGACGTAGGCTCTTCTGCAAACCCCCATTCTGACAACTCAGATTTTGACGGGAATCCAACCAAAGGGTTTGATAATTTAAAGTATGTTGGCATCCTGTATCTTAATAGTGACTATGAGGGGGGAGACCTTTACTTCCCAGAACATAAAATTTCTATTCATCCAAACTCTGGATCTATGTATATATTTAGTGGAGGGGTAGAAAATATTCACGGTGTAACAGAAATTACCTCTGGTACTAGGTACTCAATTGTTTCTTTTTGGAATTTTTAGGAGAAATATGGAAATCAATGTTGTAAATGTATCCGGTAACGCTAATGATTATTTACAAGAAATATCAGATATTTATAAAGAGTTCGGGATAGTTGTAATTCGCGGATTAAGCTTTGATAAAGACAGGCAAGAGTACAACAAAATTTATCCAAACAACCAACACCATTATGACGTAGCCACTACTGCAAGTGAACAGTTTGATCTAGTGAAAAAGCTAGGAGATATTCTTGGGTGGAGTCCTAACAGCGAAGTTGATTCTTGGGATGATATCATTGTTGAAAATCATTCAAGAATGGATTTGTCTGGCTTCTCGTCAGAAGACATAATAATCTGCTGGCACCTGGAGCACGTTGATTACGACATGTATGACCCACTGTTGGCCTCAGTTTGGACTATGTGGCACTGCGATTTAGATAAGGATGGAAAAGCTGGAAACACTTGGTTTGTCGATTCCGAGATGGTGTATAAAGAATTAAGCAAAAAAGATCAGCAGTTTTTGTCTAAATGCTTTTTGCAATGGTACGACATAGATGGCTCCGGACCCCACCAAGCAAAAGCAGTAGTTCCTCACTGGCTTACAAACAATAACATAATTAGGATAGAGCTTACTCCAGGCTTAGACTTAGAACTACTTGAATTTGATGGAAGGTCACCAACAAACCAGGAGGCTCAAGAGTTTAAAATAGTTTTTTCTAAGGTTATGAACATTATTGAAAATAATAAAAAAATAAGACTAGTTCACCGTTGGCAAAAAGATGACATCGTCATTCCAGATTTACAGAGAATGGCTCACACTGTTACTGGTGGGTTTAGTTCAAAAGATAGAATCTTTACCAACTTTTTTACTTACCTTAAAGATCCTAGAAAGCTAAAAGAAGAAGAAAAGCCACTAATTTGGAGAAAAGATTGGACAGAAAAAGTTTTTGGTAATCAAAATCTTTGATATACTTGTATCTGAAAGGTATTTATGAAAACAGTTTATCACCACCCGCAGATTGCCGAGATCAAAGGCTTTTTTGATGAGCAGTATTGTCTAGACGTCATTGAATTTATGGACGGCAATGATGACGATGGCGATAACTGGAACCCTATTTGCTTCCCCAGCGTCCTAGGTGTTAATGTAGGTGAGCCTAAGGCCACAGATAAAATTTCTGTTGAAGACATGGGCAAGATTAGAGACAAGATGCACCTTGCCGTTCAAGAGGTCATGAATAAGGCCGTTAAGAACGTAACTATGAGTGGCCACAAATACCCTAAAGGATCCTATGCAGCCCCTCACTCTGACAGCTCAGAGCTTGATGGAACCCCCAACGCATGGCAAATGAACAAATATGCATGCATTCTTTATCTTAACGCAAATTATGAAGGTGGAGCAATCTACTTCCCACAGCACGATCTAGACGTACATCCAGAAGCTGGAAGCCTTCTAGTGTTCGAGGGCAGCCACGATTTTCTTCACGGAGTAAGAGAGATTACTGACGGAGATAGGTTTACTATCCTTGCATTCTGGGATGATGCAGATGCCATATATGACAAAGAGTTTTTGGATGAAAAGGTAGAGCTTCAAAGAACAGCCTTGGACTACGTAGAATCAAGCCATGACTACGGAGAGTATAACGGAAGAACTTTTGGGAAACAAAAGCCAGAAGACCTTTACTCAATTCTCAAGGACTAGATCGATTACCCTCAGCATTAGATATATGTCTAACAAAAGTAGGCAGTGCGTATCTCTGGGGTCCGTCCCCAGGAGCATTTACCCCGTGTTTGTACTGTTCGCCATCTGGGAAAATTATAATAGAGTTCGCTGGTGGCTTAACTTTTAAGTCAATATTGGGAAAAAACAACTCTCCATTAGAGTAGTCATCATTTAAATATCCAATAACTGCGTATAGAATCTCTGGGTCGCCATCACTATCGATGTGAGCTTTTAATTCAGATCCAGAGTATTGCCTTTGTATTGTGTCAATCCAGCCATACCATAAATCTTTATTGAAATCAAAAAGTTTTGAAATTCTTTTATTTAGACTCTCCGTGTATTCCCTAGGTATTTGTATTGCCTTATCGCTCCAGTCATAGGTATATTCCATAAGTCCTTCTGCAATTAGATTTTCAATATCTACTCTTCCATACTTCCTTCTTGCAAGCTCCACCTGACTGTCTTTATAATCTTTTTCCCAATCTTCCTGTGTCGCTTTTTCTATAATTTCCCACAGGGGGTCGGTATCAGATTTTTCAAGAAAGTCATAAATTAAAATAATTCCATCGTAAATTTCCAGGTAGCTATAGCCTAAGCTTTCAACATGTTCGGCTATTTCTTTCATGCCGACCCTGCCTTTCTTACAAAGGATGGGAGAACATACCTAAGCGGCCCTTCTCCAGGAGCCTTTACTCCATGTAGATAGTCCTCGCCACTGGGGAAGATAATTAACGACCTTGCTGCAGGCTTAATCTCAATACCTAGATTAGAAAAGAATAGCTCCCCTTCAGTGTAGTCATCATTGACATACATAATTACGGCATATTCTATTAGTGGGTCGGCATGGTTATCAACATGCTCAGTAAGCTGTGCTCCAGAATACTGTCTCTGGATTGTCCCAGCACCATCGAATATAAGATTTTTATCAAAACTAAAGATCTTTTGAATTCTTGCACTAAGTGTTTCAGATGTTTCAAAGTTTAATCCAAGGTTTTTATCAACCCAGTGATAAGTAATTTCTATTAGCTCTTCTTCCAGCAGATTTTCTATGTCTCTTCTTCCATACTTTCTTTCAGCAAGATCAGCAACACCATCCATATAATGCTTTTCCCAATCCTTTTCACTAGACTCCCCTATTTGATTCATTACAGAGATAACTTCTGAGTCATTCAAAAAATTATTTACTAAGAAAATGTTTTTTTCAATTTTATCAAAGCTGTACCCCAAACTGAGCAAAGATTTTTCTAAAGCATTCATATATAAGATAATACCATACTCTTATTTAGTGATATAATGTTCCCTATGACTGTAAAGATTATTGAAAACTTTATTGAGCCAGAAGTTTGCAGATATATCGTTAATCACTCTAAATGCTTTTTAAGCGATGAAAACGGAAAGCCAGGGTACTTTGAGGACAACTATCCAAGGCAGGCTATATCAAAAGATCAAAAAGACTTTTCCACAGACCCTAGGGTAAGCACCACGGAAGAGGGATGGGCGGACAGGCTAATCTCTGACTGCCTTTACAAAGCGCAGAAATACCTAGAAGATTTTTATAGTTTAAAATCTTTGGACAACTATGAGGGAAGCCTTGTAAAGCTTACTCAAGGTGCTCAAAATGGCCTTCATTCAGACATGTTTCAGATAGATGGGTCCAAGTGGGACGATGGAAGCGGAAGAGAAGACGAAAAGCCGTATTCGGCACTTTTGTATTTGTCAAGCTATGAAAAAGATTTTTTCGGTGGTGAAATTATTTTTCCTCAGCATGACCTTACAGTTTATCCAAAAGCCGGAGACTTTATTTTTTTTATTGGAGACTTAGAACATTTGCATAAAGTAAATGAAATTACTTCCGGAGAAAGATATGCAATAATTATGTTTTTTGGAGAATGATGCCTGTAGAAATTATTGAAAACTTTATTGATAAAAATGAGGCTAAATTTGTTATAAAACACTTTGATAAAAACCTTGTTGCCATTTCAGATAGGCCTGGGTTCTATGAAGATCTAAATTACAGAACCCCACAGCCATTCGATGAAAACTTATTAGATAGCCACAATTTTTTTGAAACCAAGGAAGAGCTAATAGCCTCATCTATAATTAATTCATTTATTTACAAAACAAAGAAAAAAATAGAGTCTTTTTATAACGAAAACTTTGAACATTTTGTCGGTGGTATGACAAAATTATTGCCTGGGGCAGAACAGGATCTCCATGCAGACATGTGTAATCTAGATGGCACAGAAATAAAAAATGATAAAAAAGCTAAAGTATTAAAATATTCTGCTCTACTATACTTGTCTTCAACAGAAAAAGATTTTTCTGGAGGACATCTAGAGTTTCCTAAACAAGAACTTGTAGTCAAGCCAAAAACTGGAAAGCTTGTTTTTTTTAAAGGCGATGAGAATCACCCCCACAGCGTTAGCGAAATATTTTCTGGCAAAAGGTATGCCATTGTTATGTTTTTTGGCTAGTCCCTAGGCCAAAAACTATTTTCAGCCTGATCATATTGATGCTTAGGAGATCCTTCTTCCCATTGGAGCAGATCATTCTTGATGAGTCTTACTAATTCGATGGCTTCTTCAGAATGGCCCTCTGGTAAAATAGTCCAAGAACCTGCATAATGTATAAAGTACGAATTGTATTTTGATTCGTTCAGGCAATCATCCATATAAAAAACTCTATTAAATTTATAAGATAAGTCATACATGTTTATTTTTTTGTTCACTATGTTCCAGTTAATTAAAGTTTGTTCGTAAAAGTAATCATCATAAAGCTTTTCTGGAGGCAGGAGAAGATCTTCCTGACCCCTTGAGATTAAAAATAGTCCACCATTGTAATATTTTTTGTTCCACTTAACATATTCTAAGTTAAACAATTCCGCCCAATGCCTCATGTTTTCTTCTCGGTCCTGTAAAGTAAAATTAGATTCATTTACCATCCCAACCTTGTCTTCTGGAACAATTTTAAAAATATTTGGAGAGTCATTCCTTATAATTATGTCTGTGTCTATATATAAAACTCTTTTATAGTACTTTAATAATTCGACCACATTAAGCTTGTTGTAAGAGCCAAAAGCCGGAGCAATAGTAGTGTTTTGTCTCATCGACTTGATTTCTTTAGCAAAGGTTTCAGAGCGAACGGATGGTCGGTTAGAAGCAATTTTGTGCGAGGTTTCTAAACCTGGGTTGACGTGATACTGTCTCCCGTCATAAACAATAAAGTCTGCCCCACAGCTTTGTGCGTACCTTTCTTGTGTGGGATGGCAATGCTTGGCAATGTTTTCATGCCTTTTTCCAATTAGCGTTGTTACCACTGCTAAATCTTTCATAAATTCAATAATAGCATATGGCTTTATGCTAAAATAGTTATATGGTGCAACAGCTAAGATACCGTGGAATTGCCGATGCCTATAGGGCTATCGAGGCTACTGGCGGTGTTGTTGTACAAGCTATGATTGATAATGTTCTTCATAATGTGCATTATTTTAGTAATACTGGAAGTAATACATTTTCAGTGCTTTTCCCAGGATCCAAAGACAGGGTGGTAAAATATCTTGTTATTGGTGGTGGTGGTTCTGGTGGAGATGCAGATAATGAAACGGAAGCTGGCTCAGGTGGCGGTGCAGGTGGCTACAGGGAGGGCGAGATACAGCTCTCTTCGGCTGTTGACATTGCTGTGTCCGTCGGTGCGGGAGGAGTTGCGTCAACAGGCGCTGGCTGCGACGTAGGAAATAATGGCCAAGCATCATCTATTAGCTCGGTAGATTTGTCTTTGAATATTTCTGCTGCAGGCGGTGGCGGTGGCGGAAATGGCCAGGGCGGCGCTGGTAGAGACGGCGGGTCTGGTGGCGGTTCTGGCCGTAGAACCTCTACGGTTGGTTTAGGTAACGTTCCAGCAACAACCCCTCCACAGGGACACGATGGCTTTCAGGGTTCTGGCAATATTGGTGGTGGTGGCGGTGGATCTGCATTAGCCTCAACTGGACAGGCTGGTGGTGCTGGAGAAGAGTCTTCTATTTCTGGAATTTTATCAACATACGCAATTGGCGGTAGCGGTGGAAATTACTCCGCTTATGGCTTCTCTCCAGCAGAATTTGGCTCTGGCGGCGGCGGTGGCGGGGCTGCTCAAGAAGGGGGCGGCCACCCAACACAAAGAATGAATCGTGGATTTAGTGGGCAGAACGGCGTTGTTATTTTTTCTTATCCCGTTGCACCATCAGAAGGTTTTGAAAGTCCTGGAGTGCCAAGCAAGCCAGGAAAGCCAACTGCTGTCGCTAATGTACTTTATGATACTGTAAAATGGTCAGCAGTTAACGATAACGGATCTCCAATTATTGAATATGAATGGGAATCTAGCGACGGAAAAAGCGGTACGACTACATCTCTTGGCGTAACTCTTACTCAAGAGGGCGGAACCGCACAGTCATACAGGGTTAGGGCTCGCAACGCTGTTGGGTATGGGGAATGGTCTGACTACTCCAGCTCAGTTACAACCATTTCTCCATTCTTCCCATTTTTTCCATTTTTCCCCCATTTTCCCCCACACTTTCCACCCCACTTCCCCCCATTCTTTCCACACTTCCCACCACATTTTCCACCTCATTTCCCACCATGGTTCCCTTTCTTCCCAAGGTTCCCTAGATTCTCTTATCGACACAGATTTGACAATGTAGAGTCTGACGAATCGAATGATGAAGAATGACTAGCCCACTGAACCTATATGCCACCAAGGTTTTTGCTGAGCATCCAATTTCAATGTGGGCTCTAGATGAGCAGATCGGATACATCTCCCTGCTATCAAAAGAAGATCTTGATATCAGCGGTTGGATAATTGATGGTGCCACATCCGTTGATACTAGCTTGCTTCCAGAAAGACCAGCTACCTCACCATTTGAAGATGAGCCATCTTATGGCCTTCTAGAAAATGATGAAAATAATGGGTCCATCTCAATTAAATCTTCTGCTGCAATAGGTAACTCTTTAATCAATGAATCTTTGGGGTCATTCTCTATTGCTTTTTATTGTTTTACATACCCAAGGTCTGTCAGTGCAATTGTGGGATTTGAGTATTTAAATTCTAGTATGGAAGAGTCTATTGTACAAAGGCCAGCCTCAATTCCAGCAAACCAGTCTTGGGCTTTTATTGCAGAAACTTTTGCAATCCCCGAGGGGGCATCCGATATAGTTCCGTTTGTTGAGTTCACTTATGAAACATCAGAGCTAGATTATGGAATTTCTATTAACGGACTCTCTATTGGTCAATGGTCTGAAGAGTTCCACACTGAGTCACTTGGTGTTTTGCCACAGAGCCTTCCTTCAGGGATACCGCTTTCTGGCAAGGGTGTCGTGGCTCAGGCATATGGCTTGCAGGGTAAAGATGGGTATTATATTTCATCAGACACAACCCTGTATGCCAAAAATCTTGGCCTGCCCCTAGTCTTTGGTTCGGCAAACTCTACAGTTATTTATCCAAACGAAAATGGATCTCCGTCTTTGATTATTCCAGGAGAGGGCTTTATGAATAAGTCTGGCCAATACAAACCTTTGACAATAGAGTTCTGGACTAATATTCAAAATAACTCTGTTGTTTCTAAAAGAATTTTTGGACCTCTCCTGTCATCTGATGGGCTCTATGTCGATAAGCATCTAATAAAGCTAAAAGTTGGAAATAGTTCGGGATCTCATGTAATTAAAGAGTGGGGAAGGCCTATGCTTGTCGGCATAAGGCTTTCCTACAACGCTGCCTCCTTAATGATTAACGGAGAAGAAGTTATCTCTTTAGACATTTCTCCAGAGAGCGTAAACTATCCAGCCCAATATATCGACGGCACTGACCAAGACTGGCTAGGCTTTTACGCTTATGAAGATGTGCCTCAAATCCAATTAGAGGCAGTGGCTATCTACCCATACGAGGTTGCAGCAATTGTTCAAAAAAAGAGATTTGTTTATGGACAAGGGGTAGACTTCCCAATATCTTCTAGTGGTTTAGACAACTCTACCACCGTTGCGGTAGACTACTCTCTTTCAAATTATGCAAAGAATGTCACCTATCCAGAAACAGCAGCATGGTCCGCTGGGTACTTCGACAACTTAGAGGTTGATCAAACTAAAATATCTATTCCAAGCTACGCCCCACCAGAACTATTCGTACAGGGTTTAGACAATAATTCTTGGATAGAAGATAACCTATCTGAGTATGACTACAACAGCCCATCCATTATCATGAAGCCAAGCTCGTCTTGGAATGATGTTGGAACATATCTTTATCTAAAAAACACATCATTTTTGAACGAACCGTTGAAATCTTTTTATGGAGTATTTGAAACTCCCACAGACAATACTTCAAAGCAAGTTTTGGTAAAGTTTCAAAATCCATCAGACGGCTCCTTTATAAGCATTGACTTAGAAAATGAAAAAGTTGTATATAGCATAGGCTATACAAATACAGAAAATGTTTTTACAGAAGAGGTGTTTTATGAGTCAGCAGTTTCTAGCGTTGGAGACACTTTTGCTGCTGGTCTAGATATTCCAACAGCTTCCTCGTCCTTTGGATCAAAGGTTTCTGCTATCCTGGGTACTTTGCAAAGCTGCAGCGTTTATCTCGGTGGACAAAAAGATTTTAATAATACATTTACAGGTAAGATTTTTAAAATGGTTTTTTGTAGTAGCAGAAACTCTCAAAAAACAGAAAACATTTTTGCAACAGATGGTGTCGCTGCTGACTATCACGAAGAAAGCTCAAGCTCTCTTGCCGATGAAAGCAACAAAGAAAGCCACATTGGAACATATACCATTGTTCCTAAAATTGAACTTGATGAGTTTATTATAGATGTAGCAGCAGACTGCTACTGGCAAGACTATGTTCCACTTAGCTACTTCGGAAAATTTGTAAAAGACTATAATGGAGACAGCTTCTTCGCTCTTGATTTTATACAGTTCAACATTGACTATGTAAAGCTGTACAGAATTTCAGAAGGAAGCTATGACACTACAGGAATGCCTCTTAAAACATATGTGTCTTTTCAGTATCTGGCTGATGGGGCTAACGCAGGACCAGAGTCTTTCGCTACTACGCAGCCACTATCTAAAACAGGAATTGTATCTCCTGGAGAAGACTGGCTAACTACGAGGTATGAAGTTCTTAATGATTCCGTGATCAAGTTACCCCCAGGACAGGACTTTAACAGCCTAGCCTTGACATTCTCTATAGAGATCACATCCCAAGGCGTTAACTCTGAAAACCTATCTGTTGATTCGATGAGCTTTGCTTCGCAAGCATTAGGCCAAACCCCAAACAAGATTTCAACAAGGTTTGGAACAGACATTGTGCCATTTAAAAAGTCTGGCCTTTACTTCGAGTATCGGAACGTGCAGCCATTTTCTATATATAAAAAAGACTCACCCTACCTCTATCTAACAAAGAATAGCGGGATAAGGCTAAGGGGGCAGTATGAATCAACGGGCAAAAATGGTCTCAGCATTCCAATTAACAAGAATAGCTCAGACTTCTTCAAGGTAAATCTTTTCCAAATGTTTTTGAGGTATGAAGAAGAGTCGTTCCCAATTGCTCCAGTCCAGATATTTGAACTTCAGACATCTGACACTTTAATTAAGTTCTTCTTAGTAGCAGACTCTAATACTCAGCAAAGAGGTCAGATCTATGCAATTGACGATACAAATGGAAACATTATGCCTGGCATTGTTTACTATATCGATGGCAAGGTAGTAAAAAGACCTATCCTAAATCTAAATACTTGGGCAGTTCTAGGAATTTCATTTAGTGATCCCCAAGATTTTTCTTCTTTTGTTGGTGCCCTTAGATTTACTTCTCCAATCTTATTTAATAACGTTTCCTACTATCAAACAACACAGCTAGACGAAATTCAAAGATTTGCATATAGAAAATGGTCTGCGGTTAGGTCAGGTATCGACAATCCTCTTGACTGGGGATATTGGTCGGGCAAAGATCAAACACCAGAAGGAGAGATCATTGAGGTTTCAGATGGCTCTGTTTGGAGAGAGGTTTTGTTTTTGGCAGAAGCTGAGGGTACTGTGCCAGATGCAGCCAAAGTATACAACCAGTATGTTGGTACAAATAGCTCCGTTTTTGATACAGGCTCATCGTTAAGGCTATCTGACTACCAGTCTTCTGTATTAAAGGATGTAGCCTGGTCCACTTCTGTCAGCACTCCAGTATAATATGGTATACTTGTGGTTATGAAAAAGAAAAAGCCACGTTTTCCTGGTCAGGTCGGTGACACAAAGGTCCAGGTTATTGAAGAAAACTTCTCCAACTTCGGGACTTATGTATGGCACAAGCCTAATGGTAAAGCTTTTACAGACGGCGAAGGTAACGCATTGTCTATCGAAGCAATGAAGGGCGACCTCACTCGCGTACAAGAATTGCAAGATGCTGCAAGATATTGGGGGCAGGCAGAGGGGTCTGCAAAGTTTTACCCAAATATGAGAAAGATTTCAGAAGAGGCTCACAGCGAGCAGGTCGATAGAATGAAGCAGGGGCTAATCCCTAACATGAATGATCTTGGTGCCGTTATTGCAGCCAAGAACACACTTGAAGCACATGGGGACGAGGGCTAATGTCAGAGCAGCAATGGACTGTTGGTGCGAGGCTAGATGAATTGGCCGAAGTTCCAGATACATTTAAAAACCAAGATCCTTTTAACAAATCCTGGGAAACTATCAAGGGGCTATCTGGGCTAGACACAAACTTTAAGCGTAGAGCCACAAGGATGTCTAAAAACATGGCTTATGGCTATGAGACAAGAACAGACAACTCTGTTGCTAACAACCCCAGCGACCAATACATGGACAGCGCACTTGCTGTATCTTCAGGTATTGAGGGCACTAAGTCTAAAGAGATTAATCCTGGCCAGGTATTTCGTAATGGTTATGGAATGTTTGATGTCATTACCCCACCTTGGAATCTTTACGAGCTAGCAAACTACTACGACACCTCTTTTGCTAACCACGCAGCTATTGATGCGAAGGTAGAAAATATTGTAGGATTAGGCTACGACTTTGAAGTTTCTAAAAGAACAATGTCAAGGCTAGAGTCCAACTCTGATTCAGCAGCGGTCGAAAGAGCCCGAGGCAGAATCGAAAGACTTAAAATTGAAATGAGAGACTGGCTAGAAAATCTTAATGACGAAGAGTCATTCACACACACCCTAACAAAGTTTTACACAGATGTTCAAGCAACAGGGAACGGCTACCTTGAAGTTGGTAGAACAACTAAGGGCAAGATTGGATATATCGGCCACATCCCTGCTACAACCATGCGTGCTCGCAGGCTAAGAGATGGCTACGTTCAGATTATCGGAAACAAGGTTGTTTACTTCCGTAACTTCGGTGCAAAGAACAAGAACCCAATTACAACTGACCCAAGGCCTAATGAGATTATTCACTACAAGGAATACTCTCCACTAAACACTTTCTATGGTGTTCCAGATATTATGTCTGCTATCACATCACTGCATGGTGATCAGCTGGCATCACAATACAACATTGACTACTTTGGCAATAAGGGCGTACCCCGCTACGTTGTCACTTTGAAAGGTGCACAATTATCTGCTGATGCAGAAGATAAGATGTTCCGCTTTTTGCAAAATAGCCTTAAGGGTCAAAACCACCGTACACTGTATATCCCACTTCCAGGAGATAGCGATAACAGCAAGGTAGAGTTTAAGATGGAGCCAGTTGAGAATGGCGTACAGGAGGCATCGTTCAAAGAGTATCGTAAGCAGAACAGAGACGACATCTTGATTGCACACCAGGTGCCACTGTCTAAGATTGGTGGCGGAGACTCTACTTCTATTGCTAATGCATTGTCTCAGGATCGTACTTTCAAGGAGCAAGTCTCCAGGCCAGCACAAAACAATCTAGGGAAAATGATCAACAAGATTATCAAAGAAGAAACAGATGTCCTAGAGTTTAAGTTCAACGAGCTTACTCTGACAGATGAGATTGCACAGTCTCAGATTCTTGAGCGCTATGTTAAAAACCAGATTATGGTTCCAAACGAAGCACGAGAGGCGTTGGGTCTGCCACAGAGACCAGATGGCGACAGTCCGTTTGTTATGTCTTCTAGGCAGGCTACTGATGCAAGGGCTAACACGGCCCAGAATAGAGAGCGGGATGCGGAAAGATCAAACAATCAATCCGACAGTTCGGCTACCGTCTCTGGCAGAAATGCTCAGGGAGAAGGCAGATCTTCAAATTAAAGAAGATTGTTGCATTTTATAACATTTTAATAAAAGTAGTATATAATAGAGACAGTATGACTATGTTTAAAGCCCATTGGGATACAGAAGGCGACAGCGTTCGCCTCTCTATGCCGTTCAGTAAAGTTGATGTTCAGAGACGTATTGTCTCTGGTTTTGCAACCCTGGACAATGTTGATAAGCAAAACGACATTGTTACTACCGAAGCTTCGATGAAAGCTTTTACTAAGTTTCGCGGGAACATTCGTGAAATGCACCAGCCCTCAGCAGTAGGGAAAATGGTCTCATTCAAAGAGGATAAATATTTCGATCCCGAGACTAAGAAATTCTATAGTGGTGTCTATGTTTCTGCGTATGTTTCTAAGGGTGCTGAGAATACCTGGGAAAAGGTTATCGATGGAACTTACACAGGTTTTTCAATTGGTGGTAGAATGAACAAGTGGGACGATGCCTATGACGAAAAGGCAGATGTGCAGATTCGTGTCATCAAGGATTATGATCTGGTAGAATTGTCTTTAGTGGATAATCCAGCAAATCAGTTTGCCAGCATTCTTTCTGTTGAGAAGAATGATGAAGGTGTGGATATTATTAAGGGAGAGTCAGTGGAAGCAGAGCTTGAGAATGTTTTTTGGGATTCCGAAAGTGGCATCGTAATGCTGTCTGCCGAAGAGGCTATGGAAAGCCCCACAAGTGGCGAACCAATGAAAAACATTGGTTTCGTAGAAAAGTCTGATGCAGACAAGAAAGATTTAGTAAAGTTCTTGGTTGATAGTGCTAAAGGCATTAACACTGAGATAACAAAGGAGGTAAGTCCTATGACTGATGAAACCACAGAAATCGTTGAGAAAGCTGATGAAGCAATTATTGACGAAACCGTAGAAAAATCAGATGAGGTCGCTCCAGAGGCAGATGCCGCAGCTGAAAGCGAAGTCGCCGTCGAAACCAAAGCCGATGAAGAGGTCGAGGTAGAGAAGGCAGACGATGCTGAAGCAGAGGTCGAGGTTGAAAAAGCCGAGACTCCTGACGAAGCCGAGACAGTCGAAAAGGCTGACGAGGTTGTTGAAGAGGCTGCTGAAGTATCTAAGTCCGATGACGTTGCTGTTGACGCAGTTGCCGATATCAAAGACACAATTACATCAGCCTTTAGCGATCTAGCAGAGACCGTGAAGTCACTTCACGCAGAGGTCGATGCACTAAAGAAATCAATTTCTGGCGTAACCGAGGAAGTTTCTGCAGCCAAGCAGGACCTTTCAGAAACAAAGGGCCAGTTTGATGAGTTTGGAAAGAGGTTTGAGGCTGTTGAAGCTGACACAGCTTTCCGTAAATCTGGCGATCTAGGCGAGATCGTGCAGGAACAACCTGAATTGGTTGAAAAATCCCTATGGGGCGGTCGTTTCCTCAAAACTGCCGACTTATTTAATTAAGTAAAATCACTTAGGAGGTGACATATGTCGGAAGAAATTATCAAGAACCAGCCTTCAGAGTCTGGTGAGCTAGGAGATCCAAATCCTGGTAACTACCAGGCTCAGGGTGCATTCGCATCTGGTGGCATTGGTGGAGTAACAGATCCTGGTGCTAACACCCTTGGTAACATTCCAACAGCAGAGTTCGGTGTAACTACTGGCGCAAACGCAGTAAACCCTTCGGGTGACGCGGCTAGTGGTATTCTCCGTCCAGAACAAGCACGTCGTTTTATCGACTACGTGTGGGACGGCACTGTTCTCGCTAAGGATGGTCGTCGCGTAACTATGCGTGCAAACACAATGGAACTTGAGAAAGTTAACGTTGGAGAGCGTGTAATTCGTGCGGCATCACAAGGTATTGGTAACTACACCAACACAGGAGCTACTTTCAGCAAGGTCGAATTGACTACCAAGAAAATTCGTCTCGACTGGGAGGTCTCCGCAGAAGCTCTAGAAGATGGTATCGAGGGCGCAGCTCTTGAAGACCACTTGGTCCGCTTGATGACAAATGCATTTGCAAATGACATCGAAGACCTCGCTATTAACGGCGACGGAGCTACTGGCGACTTCCTATCCATCATGGATGGGTTTGTCAACAGAACAAAGACAAACGGTGACGCACACGAGTACGTTACTACTGTCACAGACAACGCTTGGACTACAGAGGTAATGCAGGGAATTCTTCTTGCTATGCCCCGTAAGTACCGTGCTATCAAGAACAACCTTAAGTTCTATGCAGGTACTGATGCATTCCAGGGCATTGTAAAGAACAACGGTACACTTGCTGACGCTATTGCTGAGGCATTTGCTGGTACGCCAGGTGGTACTGAGAGCAACCGTCAGGCATACCTTGACGGCCAGGCCCAGACTCTGGGTACTGCTCGCACCACTCGCGTTCTTGGTATCGACGTTCAGGAAGTACCCTACTACCCAGAGGGCTATGTCGACATGACATTCCCCGCTAACCGTGTATGGGGCTTCCAGCGTGACATCACAGTAAACCGTGAGTATGTTGCTAAGAAGGACACGATTGAATACACCGTATTCGTTCGTTTCGGTATTCAGTGGGAAGAAGAAGACGCCATCTCATTCGCAGATGCAGCGGCTGATTCCTAATCACAAGTTAATACCCAATAGAGGGGCAGGGACTTCGGTCTCTGCCCCTTTATTTATTCTGATATAATGTTAGTAGGAGGAAAGCAAATGTCTAAGAGTAAAACAACAGCCAAAAAAACAACGGCTAAAGACAATAACATTGTTGCTTCGCCAGAGCCTAAAAAAGCTGCGAAGAAAACTACAACTAAGCAAACACTAACAGATGATATCATTGGGTCTAATGTCCCATCAGAAACATCCAAAAAAGTTTCTACATCCGCACCTAAGAAGGCTGCCACTTCTGGGCAAAGCAGAAAAGTAACTGTTGCGATCCATTCTACAAAAAATGTAGTTTGGGAAGGCGTAGGTAAGGTAGAAAAAGGGTATAACATTGTAAAAAAAGCAGAGGCAGATAAGTGGCTAACTAGGTCACATATCAGACTTGCTACTCCAGAAGAAGTAGCAAGAGAATACGGAGCGTAACTAATGGAAATCCTCAGAGTCCCTCACACCGTACCACAGACGGTAGTTGATGTGACATTGGCTGGCACAGAGTATGAGTATACAATCACAGATTTATCAGATCACTCTGTAAGGACGGGCTCTGACTTCTCTGACTCTGAAGGAAAGCTAACTATAGACTTTCCAACTAGGTATGACGGATCCTACGAGATTGCTGTAGATGGAGAAGAGCACATTTTCGATGTAGTTAGGCCATACGTAGATGCTACAACAAAAGTTGAGACCGCATCTGAAATTGCTGAGTACCAAAAGAATGAAGAGGTTGCTAGAGCAATCATTGATTCTGTTATTTCAGAAGGCTTTTACTATCGTAAGCAGCTAGTTAACAGGGTAGGGCTGGGCTCAGACTATCTTCCAATTTGGCAAGACGCTAAAAAGCTTATGAAGCTTTATGAAAATAACGTCTTAGTGTTTGATGCAGAAAATCCAGATCTATATAGTCCAAAGTACAAGATCTCTTCGGACAAAACAGCTATCATGATGGATTATTCAGAGCAGATTAATTTTGCAGAACAGAAGCCAAACATCATCCCCCAGGCAGAGTCAGATCTACTTGACATGACTTTTGGCTATCACGGTTTTCCACAAGGGTTTGACTATTCAGTGTTGCTAGAGGTAGGCTATCACTCAGTGCCATCAGATGTTGTCAGAGCCACTGAGCTGCTGGTAGACGACATTTCCTGTGGGAAGCTAGAGTATTACAGCAGATATATTACAGACTATAATACAGATCAGTTTAAGATCAAGTTTGCGCGAGGAATGTTTGAGGGGACAGGAAACATCATTGTAGACAAGATACTATCTAAGTATTACAAGTCTATAAGAACTATCGAGGTGTTGTAATGGAATGCGATTCCAATGACTTCATGTTTCCTATGCAGGGAGAGGTTTTTTACCCAGACATAGAGCAGTCCGCTTATGGCAATGTTACAAAAACCTGGCGTTCGGATCGTAGATTCGCGTGTAGCTTTAACACAGCTGGCACAGCATTTAAAGAGGAGGTCAACCCCAGGGTTGACATCACGCAAGACTCTCTCCTCATTGGGAGAGCCAGACAAGATATCAGAACTTCGTCTTTGAATGAGTCTAACGCTTTGACAAATATTGTCGTATCAAATATTACAAACTCGGCTGGGGAAGAGATATACGTAGAAACATCTGGGCCTAGAAAAGGAAAGTCTACAATCTTTGAAATTGCAACAATTCAGCCATTCAATGGTCCTTTTGGTGCCGTAGAGTATTACAAGATTGTTCTTAGAAGATCAGAGAACCAGGGGACGACTGTATGATTAACCTTACGTTTGATACCAGGCAGTTTGATAAAGAAATAAATAATCTAATGGATTATTCTATTGGGTTCTTGGAGGGAGCTAAGCGAGGAAAGGTTGAGCTTCTTCGTCAGGTAGGCGAAAGAACGAAAGAACTTTTGGGGCAGTACCTAGATTCTAGTGCTAGGACTAACCCCGCACTCCTGCACCATGTATACGAGTGGTATCAGTCTGGAAGCCCCGAGGCCAGACTGTTTGACTTGCAGTATCGTGCAGCTGGTGGATCTTTATCTATAGACGCTACATTCACGCAATCTAGCTCCATAAAGGCTGGATCAAAAACTCCTTTCTATGACAAGGCGGTAATCATGGAGAGGGGCATATCTGTAACAGTTGTTCCTAGATCTGCTCAAGCTCTGGCCTTTGAAGATAATGGCGAGCAGGTCTTTACAAAGCAGCCAGTGGTTATTGATAACCCAGGCGGCTCCCAGGTTGCTGGGGGATTCGAAAGAGTATTCTCTGAATTCTTTGAAAGATATTTCACTCAATCATTCATGAAGTCTAGCGGTCTGGATGAAAGGCTTCGTAATACAAGTGCTTTTGTAAGAGGATTTAGCCAGGGCAAGAGACGGGGTAAGGCTTATGGAAACCAGGTTGGCTATAGCTGGATTGCTGGAAAGGGTGGCTTATAATGGCTATTCATGCACCTCATTTATTTATTAACAAATATCTTCAAGAGAAGATTAGCCTAGCGTTTGATGCATCGGTACCGCTTATGCCTACAATGCCAAGCGACATTGATGCTTTGGCAAGCACTTTCCCAGAAAGCCAGGGGATGTTTGCGGTATATGACAGAATGTACAAGATGAGAAGAAGGGCGTTTCCACACATTAAGTGTGAGCAATTGCTGTACTACTTCTACAAGACAGACGATCCAGAGCTATTGTTTGAGACACACGGAATGATGCAAGACCTGCTAGACAGAGGGGACGAGTCCGCACAGGAAGTAAATAACTGGATTGCCAATCTTTGGCAGTCTCAGTCAGAAGAGGACAAATACACTGACGGGGTAGATCTTGTGACTGGGCTGACAGAAGAGCATAAGACTATAAGCCTGGGTAACAAACCATTCCTAGTTCCATATTTTCACGAGATTAAGCTTTTTCAGCTAGAGGAAACAAGAGATGTCATAGATATTGGTGCAGCCAGAACTGTGGTTGGCAATAAGATGATTATTGATTACGACTGGCATTCTTCATAATTCTAATAAAAAGGCTATATAATTGTAATTGAGGAAACGCGCCTTCAAATTTCTTAAGAAAGAGAATGAGGTGAAACAATATGGCATACACACGTGGTACAAGCGCTAACATTATCGTTGGTGCAGCAGCGCTCTTCACATATGAAGAGGGTGAGCTAAGTGATGTAGATCTTCCAGCTTACGTGGATAACGTATCATTCAGAGAAACTCTGAGTGACAACGCATCTTTCCGTAACGTTGGATACACGATGAATGGTTTGGAAGTTGTCTTCCAGCCAGACTTCGGTGAAGTACAGGTAGACCAGGTTCTTGACGTAGCCAAGCTTTACAAGCAGGGTATGCAGGTTAACCTAAACACCGCCTTCGCTGAGGCAACCCTTGAGAACCTTTTGTTCGCAATTGCTGGTCCTGACTCAGACTTGACAAACGTAGACGGAAACGACACTCTAAACATGTCCGCTGGTGACATCGGTGAGTGCCCCGTCGAGCGTGGTCTAGTAGCTGTTGGTCCTGGTACTGGTGACTGTGCAATCGGTGACGAGATTGAGCGTGTTTACGTTGCATACCGTGCACTTTCCATTGAGAATGTAACTGTCTCCGCAAAGCGTGACGAGCCCTCCATGTTTGAGGTCTCCTTCCGTCTCTTGCCCAACGACGGTGCTTCCTATGGTAAGATCGTAGACCGCATCATCCCCGCTGGTGGACTCTCCAGCTAATAAAACTAAATAGACAAAGCCCAGGGGAAACACTCTCCTGGGCTTTGTTGTTTTGCTATACTTGTTGGATGGCTACTAAGGTTTATGATTCGGGGTATGTGAATCTTGTCGATGGTACAGACGTATACCTAAGACCCTTAAAGATAAAATACTTAAGAGACTTTATGACAGCTTTTGACTTGCTAAAAGTTTCTAAAAGCGAAGAGGACTCTATCAATATTCTTTCATATTGTGCCCTGATAGCATTAAGATCTCAGTACCCCGTAATACAGACAACTGAGCAGTTTGAGGATCAGGTAGACCTTCCCAACGTGTACAAAATTCTTGATATCTGTGCTGGCATTAAAATTAATGAGTCATCAGAAGAAGATGTTAAAAAGCAGGCAGAAGATAGCAAGTCAAGCACCTGGGATGATTTAGATCTTGCAGAGCTAGAGTCAGAGCTTTTTCTTTTAGGTATCTGGAAAGACTATGAAGAGCTTGAAACGTCTCTATCAATGCCAGAGCTTGTTGCTACTCTTTCTTCTAAAAGAGATTTAGACTATCAAGAAAAAAAGTTTTTAGCAGCAATCCAGGGCGTAGATCTAGACAAGCAGTCTGGTGGAGCTAAGGGCCAGAACGAATGGGAAGCCATGAAGGCCAGGGTGTTTAGCAAGGGCAAGACAAGCGATCCTAATGACATCACTTCTTTCCAAGGAACAAAAGCATCTCAGGCTGGATTTGGCCTAGGCATGGGTCTTGGATACGAAGATCTTACCAAAAAATAATCCTTCGCTGTGTTATAATTAGTATACCGTTTATGCGTATGTATGAAAGGATATAAATGGCTACTGTAAATAAAGAGAAGGAACTAACTCTCATCGACGGAACAAAGATCAAGGTGCGTCCCCTCAAGATTTCACTTCTTCGTCCGTTCATGAAAAAGTTCGAGGGTATTGCTGATGTAGCAAATGACAACGACAAGTCTATGAACCTACTTATGGAGTGTGTACAAATTGCTATGAAGCAGTACAATCCTGAGTTGGCCGAAGACGTCAAGACTCTGGAAGAAAACATTGATCTTCCAACTGTCTACCAAATTGTCGAGGAGGCTTCTGGCGTAAAGCTCGGAGAAGTCACCAACCTGATGAACTAGTAACCAATAGGGAGTTTGTGGATGGCTGATGCTCAGGCCAATATTGGCATAGGCGTAGATACGTCACAAGCCTTAGCCGCCATTAGGCAGCTACAGCGTGAGATATCAGCCTTCCATACCTCTATGGCAAAGGGTGGTGCCCTTGCAAATGCAGAGTCAATGCGACTCTCGCAAAACTTAGTTAACACCATCAATGCTGGTGGTCAATTCTCTGCGGGAATGACCCGTATTTCCTCCAGCACAGAAAGCTTCACCAACGCCCTTGAGAAAAATAAGCTCTCTATGGGCCAGTACTTCCGATATGCGGGGGGTGCTTCTAAAAGCTTTGGAAAGATGTTTTCCAGAGAATTCAACACAATTAATCGTGTTGCTACTGAGAGAGTAAAAGATCTTCAGACCCAATACATTAGCATGGGTAGGGATGCTAATGGGGCATTACAATCTATTAAGGTTAGACCGCTAGCCTTAGACATGAATAACCTTGGCACCAAGGTTCAGATGGTTGCTCAGAAACAACAGCTTTTTAATCAGCTTCTTAGGCAAGGCTCTACAAATCTTCTAAACTTTGGTAAGAATACACAGTGGGCTGGTCGTCAGCTTATGGTTGGTTTTACTATCCCCCTGACAATTTTTGGTGCTACCGCTGCTAGAGAGTTTCAGAAGCTAGAAGAGCAGGCCGTTAAATTCCGTCGCGTCTATGGCGACATGTTTACTACTGACGCAGAAACAGAAAAGGCGCTATCAAACATTAGAGAGCTTGCTGACGAGTTTACTAAGTATGGAATTGCGGTAGAGAAAACTGTTGGCCTTGCGGCCAAGGTAGCACAGATGGGTAACGTTGGTCAAGACCTTACCGAACAGGTGACTCAAGCAACAAGGCTTGCGGTCCTGGGTGGGCTGGAGCAAGAAGAGGCCCTAGACACTACAATATCTCTGACTAACGCTTTTGGCGTAGCCGCAGAGAATTTGGCTGGAAAAATTGCATTCCTAAATGCTGCAGAAAACCAAACAATTCTAGCTATTGAAGACTTTAACGAGGCAATTCCAAAAGCTGGTTCTGTTGTACAGCAGTTGGGTGGAGATGTTGAAGACTTGGCCTTTATGCTTACAGCCATGCGAGAGGGTGGCATCGGTGCTAGCCAAGCAGCTAACGCAATTAAGTCGTCTCTTGGTAGAATGATCAACCCCACGGCAGCAGCAACACAGAAGCTGTCTGGATTTGGCATTGACATTGTAGGAATTGTCGAGAGCAATGTCGGAGATCTTAATGGTACGATTACAAAACTCGGATACGCACTTGATGAGCTAGACCCATTGGATAGAGCAAGAGCCATTGAAACTCTTTTTGGTAAGTTCCAGTTTGCCAGAATGTCTACAATGTTTTCAAATATTGTTAAAGATGGTAGCCAGGCAAACAAGGTTCTAGGCTTAACGGCAAACAGCACCGAAGAGCTTGCAATTATTGCAGAGCGAGAGCTAAAGAGGGTAGAGGAGTCTCCTGCTTTTAGATTGCAAAAACAAATGGAGCAATTAAAGGCATCCCTTGCCCCAGTCGGTGCAGAGTTTATCAAAGCAGTAACTCCAATTATTGAGTTTGGAACAAAACTTTTTAAGGCTTTTAATAATTTAGGCGAGGGCGGTAAGCAGTTTGTTGTTGTCTTGACAGCCTTGGCTGGAGTGGTTGCCCCCGCAGCACTAATGATGTTTGGTTTGATTGCAAACGGTGTGGCAAACTTAATTAAGTTTTTTGCGCTTTTAGGCAGGGGGTTTGCAAAACTTTCTGGGGGAAGCAAAATTCTTGGTACTGGAGTAGAGTACCTAACGCAACAACAGATTGAGGCAGCTTCCGTTGCGGCATCTTTGGGACAAAGTCACAATAATCTTATTCAAGTGTTTACGGCAGAGGCAGCGGCTGTAAGAAATCTCGCTAACTCATACAGGCAAGCCGTAATTGCCCAAGGTGCGTTCCGAGGAGCTGGAGCATCAGTTGCTGGGACTGCCCCTAAGGCTAGAGGGTACGCTGCTGGTGGCCTTCTTAAAGGGCCTGGAACTGGAACGTCAGACTCCATCTTAATGTATGGGTCTAATGGAGAGTTTGTTGTTAATGCCAAGGCAACCCAGAAGAACCTTCCACTACTAGAAGCGTTAAACAGTGGAAAGATAAAACTTGAAGACATTCCAGGATTCTCTCTTGGCGGACAGGTTGAACTTGGTAATAAGTCTGTTCCTATCGCCAATTCGTCAGCTGCAACATCCAAGGCGGTTGATAGATTTAACAGAGCTAAGGCAGCAGTTCCTGGAATCGGTCCAGCAGTCGGGGCAGCTTTTGAAGATGCATCATTTAGCGCTTCATCATTTGGTAGAGCATTAGAAAAAGCTGGCTCAGACCTCACTAACGTTATGCAGCTTCTTAAAACTACTGCAGAAGTGATGCCAGGAACTCCAGCAGAAACTGGGGCTATTGCAAGCCACGGCACAGCACCGCGCCCACTTACTCCAGCCGAGGCAAGGGGGCTAGCCGCACAGATGCCAGAGGCAAGCCCTGGCCAGCAAAGACTTATGGAGGGGGCGGCAAGAGCAGAATCCGAGGGGTCCGATTGGGCAGGAAACTTATACTCTGAGCAAGTATTTACAGAATCTGGCGCAGCAAATAAAAACCTTCTCACAGGAAGAGAAAGAGCTGCTGAGTGGACGGAAGATCCCTTAAGAAGCGGCGCAGCCATGAACGAGTCAGGGTTTATTGATTTAAGCGATCCTGCACAAGCAGCAGAATATGAAGAGTTTTCTAACACTGTTGCCAGGAAGCTAAACGAGGCTGGGGATAATGCAGTAGATGATACCATGTTCCAGCAAATCATTGCTGACTCTGTTTCTGAAATGCTCGAAGCAGGAGCTAGGGCTGGGGCTGTTGAGGGAGTAGCTGAAGCTGGAAAAACATTTAGAGTAGTTAAAAATGGTGCTGGAGAAACTCCGAAACAAAGAAAAAGAAGAAAGAATTTTGGTGCGGGTAATCAAATTGTGGCAGGAGACAGCGGACTTTCTGTACAAACAGGCGTACAGGGTAAAACTGGAGACTATCAAACACATACTGGAAAGGTCAGAGCAAAGCACAGCGCAGCGCTCGATGCTCGGACAAAAGCAACCGCCCAAAACAGGATTTCAAAAATTGCCCCAACGGTACAAAAGGACGCAATTTCTGATGCCAACGTTAGAAATGATGCGTTAGAACAACACGCCAAAGACCCGTATGATGCGTCAACAGAGAACACGCGGAACAGCCCACACCCAGAAGCATTCCCAGACGGTGCAGATGACGCAAGAGATTATCTGCGCGGACAAGACTCTGTTCTGGGGACAGCGTCTGATCCGTACGACAGCGCAGCTCCGAAACCTTCAAACCTTGCTCCGCCTCCACCACCAAGCTCTGCAAAAGCTGGGTACATGCCTGAGAATGGTGGTATGCGCAGCAGAATTCGGGGCATAGGAAACAGAGTATCCGAAAAGATTAATAATAGCAGCGTTGCGCAAAGGGCTGCTGACTATCTTGGTGGCAGAGACCTTGATAAACCACAAAGCATTGCCAACGGCGCAATACAGCCAGTTAGAGTTGTAGATGGCTCTTTTGAAATGGACCCTCGATTCCAAGAAGTAATGGAAGAGGGAACTATCAAAACAGAGCAGCTAGATAAAACAATAGCTAGGAATACATCCACAAATAAAGAGACCTCAAAAGAAGTTGCTAAAACAAACAAAGCCCAAACTAGACAAAAGGTGGCTGGGAGAGCTTTTGGTGCTCTAGGAACGGCCAGCATGGTCGCTGGGATGGCTACTCAGATGGATGGCCAGGTCGGACAGGTTGCTCAAAAAGTAATGCCAGCTTTGATGGGGCTTACGGCTATTGGTCCGATGCTAATGGCTATGCCAGGCCCTCTGGCAGCTGTAGTGGCAGTTCTCGGTGCGGCAGCCTTGTCTATCTTTATGCTTAATAAAAAG